AAAACTGCTAAGTCTTTAACGTCTCCACCAAGAGAATTAATAACTGGACCAACACGAGGTATTGCTTCAGTCAAGTCTTGGAGTGATGCGGATGTTTGGTTTTCAACAGCGTTAAGAAAGTTAATTTATTCTGCTAACTCAGTTGTACTCATATTAAAAGCACCTTGAAGTGCGAGGGTTGCCTTCATTGCTTCTTGTCTATCAACCTCACCAAGTACGGCTAGGCGTGTTGTCTGTGCAACTGAGTCTAAAAGCTTTTGTCCTTCTAGTCCAGTTGCTGCTAAGTCTGCTGCCAGACCTGCTGTTTCTTTTGCTGCAATACCATATTTGCCAGCAAAGTCTTTTGATAGTTGCTCAACTTGGGATCTCATTGTATTTGTTGCTTGTTGATTTGCACCAACAAGATCTGACCCGTAAACCTTTGCAAATCTTGTGAGCTCTTTGTCTACTTCTCTAAATGTTTTAGATACTGCTGCACCAAAAATTGTTAATGGAACTGTAAGACCGACAGTAAGCTGACGACCAGCCCACTGAGTATTTTTACCCCAGTTAATAAGTTGTGTTGCACCATCGTTTACAAGTTTATTAAAGATAGAAAATTGTTTTTGACTAATAGCCATTTTTGTACTAATATCAGATGTGTCAATTGTAAGAGGGGTAACCAGCATTCCTTGCTGACGACCTCTTTGATTTTGTCCCATTCCTACAAGTTGGGACTGTGCTCTTCTTACTTCATCTTCGGCAAGTCTTCTAGCCATGCTATTCTTTTTATAAGCCTGTGCTGCTTCTTTATAGTATTGACGAAGTGTTAATTGATTTTTTTGAAGGGCTTTTCCAAATCTTTCTACGTCACTTGTAAGGTCTACAATTTGAGCATTAAAGCCTCCAACGTTTCCGAGGCTGGACATAAAAGAACCTGCACGAGCATTTCTTACCTTATTAGCTTGGGCATCAAGGGATTTAAAGGCAGCATTAAGTACAGTAATGTCTTTTACAAGAGATCTAATTTGTGTTTGGGCAGGACCAAAATTTGCATCATAACTAAATTGAGACCTAACGTCTGACACTAACTTTCACCTATCAATGAGTATGACATTCCAACGTCTGAGGTAAAGCCATATTCCATGGCTCTAGCTGCTTCATCACTACCTGTCAATTTCTTCATTGCCCTCGCTTGAATTTCTTGGTAAGACACTGGAGCATCACTTCCAGAGCTTCCAGAAGAACTTTCGTCAAGTTTCACTCCCTGCAATGCAGCAAAAAACTTTTGACTTCGTTCGTCTTTCTTATAAATAGCCTCAAGTGTTGCCACAAGTTCAGGCATAGAAAGAGAACTTTCTAGTTCTTCATAATCCTTCCAGTGACCTAAAAGGAAAACTTCTGATTCTAGAGCAGCTAGGTCTAGTTCTGACCAACTAGTTCCTGAGCTGCTGCTAGCAGGTTTGGGTCGTTCAACCTAATGTCTGCTGCTACCTCTAGAATTTTATACATTGTCTGAAGGTCCAGAGCATCTTCTAGCTTTTCTGGATCATCTGCCAATACTGGATGGTACTGCTTAAATGCAATCTTTGTGCATTCTAGCAAAACACTAAGAAATTCATCTTCTGTTTCTGCTGAAGTTGCAGTTGCCCATACCTTCATTACTTCTCTTAAGTTTTTAATATTTAATGGTTTGATTGTTACTTCAGTACCGTCTAGTAGTTCTAGGTCAATACTTTCATAAATTTTTGTTGCCACAATTTCCTCCTGTGTGATTCCTTTTAATTATATAGTATTTCTCATACAAATGGAATAAGGTGGGTCCTAAGACCCACCTTAAACCTATTAAATTATAACTTAGGCTGCTGTTCCGTATACACGGTCAATTACCTTGCCATAAGTCTGATTGCCATCTGGAGCGTTGTACTCTGATTCAGAGGCAGGAAGAAGACGGAAAGATACAGGGAATACTGTAGCTTCATTTCTTCTAATACCAACTGTAACAGTTTCCATAGAAAGGGCTCGGTATCCAACGTAAAGACGCTCTACCTTCTTTCCAGCTGCAACACCACCTACTGCGGTCTTTGAATCTGGTCCAGGACCAACTACAAGAACTGATCTTTCTACTGGAGAGTATCCAAGAGCACCACCGTTTAGGAAGACTGTTTCTTGAGCACCGTTGTTTCCATTAGATGCACCTGTTTTGTCACCGTCTTTGCCACCAATGGTAACAAGAAAGTTCTCTAGAGTTGCTTCTGTGAATGTTGTATTCAACATAACACGCTGACCTTGCTTGAAGATCTTTGCTACGTCAAGAAGCTGATCTACCTGTACTTCACCATAATCTGGTTCAAAGGACATTTCTGCACCTTCTGAAGTATAGCCAACGTGTCTCCACTTTGTATCATCAACCTTAGTAGGATCTGTGAAAGTATCAGCGTTTCCTGTTGAAGCCAATGTGTTTGGTGACTTTGCGATATCTGTTTCGTCATAGATTACGCCAGCATCTTTACCAATGTAAAGGACACCAGCACCTACGATAATATTTTTTGCACTATAAGACATTTATTTATTTACACCTCCTGCCAAAATAAATTTTTTTAGCTTTTCAGCGTTTCCTCAAGATAATAGTACCATGACCATACTTATGATTTAGTATACTCATACGTCAGGATAAGGCTGGAAATTTTTCTGTCATCTTCTGCTCTATCTCCAAGGAAGTCTAAATCTGGACTTTCTTGATCTGCTCTAATGTACTTAAATCTAATGTTTTGACTTGCTTGTAGTGAATTGTTAATATCCTGTGCCGATTCGTCAAATTTCTTTACTAAGTCAAAAATGTAGTTTTTTACATACTGAATATTGGCAATATCTTGTTGCTGTTCAGAGCTTGTTACAAAATAAAATATGGTCTGTGCTTTTTCAAGTGCCCACATTGTTCCTTTTATTGGGGGATAAATTGTATCGTAAATAATGTAGGTGGAAGGATACAGTGTATTTGAATTTGCCACTCTAAGATCAGCAACCATCTGGTCCATGCTTTTCCCAGCTTCTAAAAACAATACCCTTGAACCATCAGTTATTCCTGCAGGAAGTGAGGTATTAAATGCCTTTACGTTCCAAACACCATGTATTTCTTGGGTTCCAGCAATTGCCTTGTTATAAAGATACTTGTTAATAATATGAATTGGAAGTTCTAGTGCCACTATCTTGACCTCTTAGAAATTTTTCCTGCAGATGCTGCTGCTTGCATAGCCATACCTGAAATTGTACCACTAGAAATCTTACGAAGTACTAGTTTTGTTTCTGATAATATTGCTCTTTCTATTCTTTCATAAAATCCAAGATCAATCAGCACATCGTTTGCCCTAGATAACATAAATTGATTAAAGGTTTCAGTAAAAGAGTTTTGTACTGCTACGCCTCCAGGATTTGTAACATAGCTTTGTTTTGAAAATACAAGTTCTCCATCAACTTCAAATACTAGAGATTTAGCTCTTTTTGGAGTAATTGTTACTGGAGTTCCAGATTCCATAATGAATGCTTTAGACTTAAAAACTTGACCGCTTTCACCAGGCACTTTTGATGGTAAAAAGCTATATTGTAGAACGGCTTTATTTTTATCAGAGGTTACATTTGACTTAAATAGTCTTGCTCTTGGGTCTCCAGACTGACCAGGCTCATATATGTGATGATATTTAGTAGGATTTACTCTTGCCAAGTGATCTATATAAGACTCAAAATATTTAGATATGTGTCGTAGCCCATACTCTTGTATTCTTACTTTTTCTTCATTAGAAAGTCTATTTATTAACTCTGCTTGAAAGTGTGCAGTTGCTGCAATTTTTTGAGGCAGCTCTCCAGTTCTAATAGATTTAAACTTTGTTTTTTTTGTTAATGAAGCAATTTTTGTGGAATCAATTCTAGACATTTAAACTCCATTTAACTTTTGAACTTCTGGTCTCATTAAAATTGTTTCATATTCAACAATGTGTCCACGATGATCTGCTATTGGGGTGCTTCCACGAGGCTCAAATATGGTTGAACCATTAACTCCAGTTGAAGGACTTTCTTTCCAAATAACAAGACCATCAGAGTTTTTAATGTTTGCTACTTTTACTGTAGAGTCTAAAGTTACTCCAGCCCTTACTTTTACTAAACTATTTGTTACTTTTAAAAACTCATCAACATTTACTGTGGTTGAGTTATCTCCAAGACCAGCCCTAACAATTCCTCTTGCAAGACACGAAATAGTTTGATTAAAAACCCAAGTTCTTGTAATAGATCCAGTAGTTGAGTTTTGTGAAATAGATGCTACATAAATGTCTGCGGTCATTGTATATGCTGATTTAGCGACACATGTCATTTAAATCACCAGCATATTAAAGTTCTTGTAAGGTGCAATTAGTGCATCAGCTGCTAGATTTCCAGTTCCCAAGTAAATATTAGGGCTATACTCTAAATCAAAAGCATCGTTCTTTACGGACTTTAATCCTGTATTTCTGTAGCTCCAGTCTCCACAACGCATATCTTCAACAAGCATTATAGTTGCTTCTTTTATGGCTAATGGAACAAACTTCCATCCGTATTCTCCACGAACTGTGTAAAGACTGTTTTTTTCAAATCCACGCTCATTAGCAAGAACTGTTGGCTCTGCCCACTCAAATAAATTTGCACCTTCTTCAATAACCTTTAGTCTCATTTTGCTTTCTGAAATTGCAACTGGTCTATAAAACAAGTTAATTGCAGGATCTTCTGTGGAATCAAAGATTATTTGATCGTCTTTTACAACCTTATCAAATGACTCAATTCTTTTCTTGAGATCTAAGACATCACTTCCTTGACCATATGCCTGGATTGATTCATAAGTAAATCCAAACTGATCACTAACTTTAGAGTCAATGATAAATCTAGCTCTTCTCTCTAAGGCTTCTAATTGTGTTTCTTGACCAGTTATACCAAGTGCATCCTGAATGTCTGTTACAGTTGCGTATGGTCTCACCAAAGAGGCATATAGTGTATCTTCTGTAAAAGAAGCTTGGTCAATTACTTGAAGATTAAGTTGAATTTTTCTATTATATTTTACAACATCATACGGGAGTGTAATATGAAATGGCTGGTAAGCAACTGGGGTAGTTACAGCAGTTTTCTTTTCTGCTTCATCAGCAATTAGATAAACTCCAAGAGATGTATCATAAACATCATAGATTAAGCTATCTGTTCCAGCAGGGGCTCTATATTCAATTACTAAAGCGTCTCCGTCACTAGTTAAATATTCTTTCATTAATCAATACCATAAAAAGACTTAATCTCTTCAGTTGTAGCCTTTCTAACTTCTCCTCTTGCTAAATTTAATATCTCTTCTGCCCTGCTTGCTGACATTACCTGAAATGGCTGCTCAAATGTAAATGTCACAATATTTGAAACATTTAGAGCACTTCTTGGGTGAACCATCTTTAAAACAACATCGCTTTGAGGTGATGTTTCTACTTTTTCTTTTGTTTCTACTTTAATTTCTGTTTCTTCTTTAATTTCCGCTTCAACAAATGCAAAATCTTTGTCT